TACAATTTCATTATCATTATATATTTACTTTTATTATAATAAAAAATTTGAAATAAATTTTTCTAAAATAAAAGATAAAGAATATGCGAAATTTATCAAACTTGTCGATTTAGTAAAGCATATAAACATAGAACAAATCTATTATAAATAAAAACGATCAAATAAAATAAAACAAATAAAAAAGGAAAATAATATGCCAAAAAAAAGAGATTTCAGTCAATACTTTCAAGCAATTAATGAAACTGCTCAACCAGAAAAACCGGTAAGAAAATCATATAAGATTGAAAATGTATTTAAACCTACGTTTGTAGATAATAAAGCGATAGTCGTTATGCGTTTTCTTCCATCACATCCAGATGAATTTAAACCTTATGTTGAAAATCGTTCTCATATGTATCAATATGAAGAAGGTAAATATTTCGGATGTGATTGTTTGGAAAAGTTTGGACAACCGTGCCCGATTTGTGATTATAATAAACGTTTATATACTAAATTTAATAAAGAGGAAGCTAGGCCTCTTCGTTTGCCTACAGCTAAACGACGATATATTTCTAACGTTTATATTGTAAAAAACGAAAATGCTCCTGAAACTGAAGGAAACGTGTATCGTTATGAATATGGTACACAAATTATGGATATAATTCGTAATGCTATGCAAGGCCATGATGATCCTGACACAGATCAACATATCGACGGTTTTAACCCATTCGATTGGCACATGGGAGCAAACTTCGTTTATGAAGCGGTTATGGGCAGTAAAGGTCCTAATTTAGATAAATGTAGGTTCGGTAGTGTTAAAGGTCCGTTACGCGATAAATCAAAACACGAATTTACGGATAGTGAACTTGATGAAATCGAAGCGAAACTATATACATTAGACGATTGTGAACATAAACCTGAAGAAGTTAAGAGTTATGAAGAAATCGTATTCAATTTTAAAGCCAAGACAGGTAAACCATTGTTTGGTATTTTCGATGATGTAGTTGTCCAGACTAAAGATACGACGGATAAAACTGAATCAGTTGATAAAGTACAAACTGGTGTTTCCACTGTTTCTGAATCTGTTTCTGAATCTGGTTCTACAGATGAAGTAGACGAAGATGAATTTTTCGCAAGTCTAAATCAATAAACATATTAAAATCAAATTCTATATATTTAAAAAATATATAGAATTTATTTTTTTTTTAATTATATTATGAAAATTGACGATTTAACAAAATCTTATATATTACTGCCGTATATTAAAAGTGCTGCTGCACGTTTAAAACATTCATACGTAGGACCGACAAAAGTAGCCGTTGAATGTGTTTATTGCGGAACTAAAGAATTAAAAGGTACCATATACTTAGCTAATACTGGCCGCTTATGTTATAATTGTTGGAAAACAGGATGTACAGCCCATGAAACAATACTTGCTGAAAAATGGTTAAAAGAAGTTGATAATTCGCAATATAATCAATATATAATTGAATTAATGTCTAAAGAGAATTCTGATAATTATGATTTTTCAAAATTAGAAGAAAAGATTAATAAAGAAAATATAGCTATTCAAGAACAACAAGAAAAAGAATTAATTGAAAAAAGAAAGAATGATAATTTAGCTACGAAATTTTTTAAAAAAATAACAATAGATTCACCAATAGCTAATAAAGCTGTGGAATATTGTGTTAACCGAAAAATTCCAGAAGATATTTGGAAAAATTTTTTTGTAGCAGTTGATGGTAAATATAAAAATAGATTAATTATTCCATTTTATGATAAAAATAGAAAAATTACATATTTTCAAGGAAGAGCATTAGACGACCGAAAACCGAAATACATGAATAGAACCGCGACAGAAACTAGTTTATATAATATAGATTTTGTTGATATTAATAAACCTTTGTTTATTTTGGAAGGTCCGATTGATTCTATGTTTATAGAAAATGCTGTTGCTACATGTGGTGCTGGTTCTAGTGCTAAAATTGACAAAATTCTAGAACAAATTGATAAGAAATATTATATATTCGATAATGACGCATCAGGCAATAAAAAAGCTGGTCAAATAGTTGGTCCAAAAAATAATGTATTCTTGTGGTCCAAATTTCTAATGGATAATAATATAAATACGCCCATAAAAGATGTCAATGATGTAATAATTAAATTGGGTAAAACTGAAAAATATAAATATAATGAGCTATCTAAATATTTTACAAACGTAAGAGACGAGTTTCTTTGTTATGTGAAATAAATTTCAATAGAGGACATTATGTTTAAAGGCAACACCAGATTACGAGGAACTGCGGAAGTAGTACCTACTACAGAATTTGAAGTTGAGGAATGGTTAAAATGTTCCCAAGATATTTTTCATTTTGCTAAATATTTTTTCATTAATGCCGATGATGGCATGCATCCAATTATACTTAGACCATACCAAGAAAAGATCTTGACGACTTTGGTAGCAAATGTGCCTGGAAAGAATAATAGAATTATTATGCAGGGTCGTCAAACTGGTAAAACTACTATAGCAACTTTATATTTAACTTGGTTAGCTATATTTAGAAAAAACAAAATTATAGCGGTTCTAGCTAATAAAGAGCAACAAGCTTTGGAAATCATGGTTAGAATCAAAGACGCTTATATAAATTTACCATTATGGTTACAACAAGGTATTAACCAAGATAACGGTGGTTGGACCAAAAGTTGTATAGGTTTAGACAATGGTACAAAAATATTTGCTGCCGCTAGTTCATCTTCTTCGATTCGTGGTAAAACTGTTGATTATATGTTAGTTGACGAATTTGCCCATTTAGATAATAATATAGCTGATGATTTTATGTTGTCAGTTTTTCCTACTCAAGCGTCAAGAACTGATGCCAGACTAGTATTAATATCTACTCCAAGGGGTATGAACCATTTTTATGACATATGGACTAAAGCTGTAAATGGTACTAATACTTTTATACCTTGTAAAGTGCAATGGAATGAAATAGAAAACCGTGATGAAGCTTGGAAAGATAGAATAATACGTGACCACGGTCATGTAACATTTGCACAAGAATACGCATGTTTGGATGGTAATGAAAAAGTTAATATACAATGGCCAGATGGTGAAATACAGAGCGTAAAAATTAGTGATATTTATAACTATCTATATTATATGGGATAAAATTTGAATTATAACTGAACATATAAATAATATAAAGGTAGTAATTACATGGAAGAATCAGCAGAAAAAATTTGGAAAATAACTGAAGAGGAAGATACAGAATTAGGATTGTCCGAAATAATTAACAAATGGACAAATGAAGCTGGGACATTACTAAAAAAAGAAGAATGCTATCCAGAAAACGAAATAACTAATTTACACGATGTAATTAGACAGTTGATGTCCAGTGATAGTTTATTCAATAATGTTATAGAAACTATTAAACATGGTAAAGAAAATTCGGTTGTAAATGTTATTAAACAATATGAAATTGGTTCATTGGAACGTAGATTTATTAAAATTATATTAACTAGTAGTATAATAAAAGCATTAAGAGATGGTCCCAATAATGAAAATAAGAAATCATTTCCTTTAGATATATCGTATGGTGATATAGGCGTCACTCCTTCGACTACTCTAAATGTGTCTGATGATCCTGATTTCAAGAGTAGTCCAGAATTTTATAATAAAGTACTTCCTAATAAATATTCAAGTTTAAAAAAGATGGCTAATCTTTTAAACTCAGCATCCAACCGTGCCAGATGGCATGGTAAGGAATATCAAAATAATACAACATATGACATTATGTATTATAATTTAGGAAAAGCTTTAGTTTTTTCTAGTACTGATTTTTTACATATCGCTGATGGTGCTTTGACCGAAAACGGAATAAATACCAAGTCAGCCAAAGCGTTAAATGTTGATTTGTTAAAAGCCAAGCAAAGAGATAATATCATTCAGGCCTTACATATGACTTTCGAACGTGCTAGTGGTTTTTCTTCACTAATAAATACATATAGAAATTTAGATGAAAAATTAAAATTCGATTCGGCTTTAGCAGCATATAACGTTAATTTGAGTATGAAGGAACGTGATGAATCTGGATTTAAAGCTGAAGATTTCTATGACCAAGGTAAAGTTTTAGAATTTATCAAAAAATATCCAAATCAGTTTAATGTAAATTATAAACGATATAAAAATAAATTACAAGATGGAATGACTGTAGCCATAAAAGAAGAACGGGAAACAGTTACACCTAAAAAATTTGTTAATCCTGTTACAGGAAAAACGGTAATTAGACGTGGTAGATTAGCAGGTTCTGGTGCAAAAATTATGAACAGTAATCTTATGAAATCCATAGATAGTTATATTGGTAAAAGTAAATTAACCATTTTAACGGTACTACCTAAAGTTTCTATGGGATTATTAAAGGTCGCGACAAGTCCGCAAGTTCATAATACGAGAAAATTGTTATCTTCTTTAGCTATTACCGGCGCAAAGAACTTAACCAAAATGGTTGAAAATAAAATAAATTCAATAGATGCAGAAATTACCGGCAAAGTTAATTTTGATTTATTTTATAATACATTACAATCAGCTATAGCCGATGTACAAAAAATAAAAGAAAATACAAAAATAACAAACGAATCCAGTGTTGAAGATTTTGATAATTTTTTAGAATTTATTACAGAAGCCAAACATAAAAGCCAAAAGTTTTCCAAAGCAGCAAAGCAGAATAAGTCCGTAGCTAAAAAAGCTGAATATAAAGTGAATAATACTCCTGAAGAAAAACGAGACGAAGAAAAGAATATAGATACGGAATCAAATGAAAAACCTGAAAATTCAAATAATACGGAATCTGAAGAAGAACTTAACGTATTAGAAGTTGGTGAAAAAACCATAAAAGTTTGCCAAAAAGTATTTACGGTTACAAAAAGATATTATTTTACGATTTTATCAGAATTGATGGAAAAACAAAGAACGACGATGTCTACTCATATGATTTTTAATTTAATGCCGATATTGTTAGATAAATCCTTAAATTTTGACAATAACAAAAATGAATCTTTGTTCGGTTTTAATGAATATATCAATCTAATAAATGAAGTTGAAGAAGATGCTAAAGATAAACCGAAAGAAATTAAAGACGATTCGGTAAATAAACCTTATAAAAAAGAGGAAGAAGAAAATCCAAATACAAATGTAAATACAAAGATTATAGAAAATGGTAAAAAAATCAAAAATAAATATTTTTATAATGCATTAGTATTAAAGGGTGATAAATCTGGTAAAACTGTTTATAATGCTTTTATACAAAACTTGTCGAAGATTGAACCTACATTAGGAAAATTTGTAAATATAATGAAATCTTTTAATGAAGATAATACAAATAAAACTTTGGAAGACGATACAAGATTAAATAAACCAGATTTATCTAAAATTAACAATTTTTTAAAAGTTATTATAGATAATTCCAAAGGTGATAAATTAAAAAAGACTATATCTAGTGTGATGGAAATGAATAAATATATTAATGATATAGAAATTTTATCTAGTAATAATTTGCAAAATTTAAATAATAATGTGTATAATATGGTAACAGAATTGGAAAAATTAGAGTCTAATATCAATGCCAACAAA